CTATAGTAGTTTAGGAGGTGCTTTAAAAAAAATTGCTAGAGGCAGATTAGACCTTCCAGACAGAACGTATCATTCAATAAAAGAATATATAGATAGACATGAAGCTTTATTAAATGAAATGCAAAAATTATATAAAAAATTAGGATTATGAGTTTTAAATTAGAAGCATTGTTTGATGCTGTTATAGTCAAACCAATAGAAGAAGAAGAAACACAATATGGTTCAATTATTGTTCCTGATGTGGGTAAAGAAAAAAATGAAAAAGGAACAGTTATAGCTGTTGGTCCAGGTAAACCCAATGCAACTGGAGGTTGGATTGATACAATGGTAAAAGTAGATGATGTTGTAATTTTACCAACAATGGGATTTACTAGGTTAGAATATAATGGAGATGAATATTATATAGGACCTGAAAATCAAATCCTTGCTAGAATTAATCAAGAAAAAGAAGAAGATTTACCATTTTAAAAATGATATGTACTCTAGGGCCTAATGGAAGAAATGTAGTAATTTCTAAACCTGGAGAAACTGTTAAATCTACTAAAGATGGAGTAACAGTAGCAAAAAATATTAATTTAAAAGACCCAATTGAAGAAACAGGGGTACAATTAGTTAAACAAGCAGCTATTAATACAGCTGATAAAGCAGGAGATGGTACAACTACCTCAACTTTACTTGCTAGAGAAATGATTAAAATGGGATTAGAACATTTAAATAATGGAGCTAATGCTGTTCAGATTAAAAGAGATATTGATAAAGCTGTAAAAGAAGTTGTTGAAGAATTAAGAAATATTGGAGAAGATATTTCAGATGAAGATCAATTAGAACAAGTAGCATCAATTTCAGCTAATAATGATCCAGAAGTAGGAAAATTAATTGCAACTGCAATTGAAAAAGTTGGTAGGGATGGAGTTGTTCATATTGAAGAAAGTAATTCAAGTGAAACTTATCTTGAAACTGTTGAAGGTATGCAACTAGATAGAGGATATAAATCCCATTTCTTTGTTACTGATAATAACACAATGACTTGTACTTTAAAAGATGCTTATATTTTAATTGCAGATCATAAATTTACTCAAGTTAAAGAATTATTACCTATTTTAGAAAGCGTTTCTAATACTGATAAATCTCTTTTTATTATAGCTGAAGATATTGATAATGAAGCTCTAGCTACTTTAATTGTAAATAAAGCTCGTGGTACTATAAAAGTATGTGCTATAAAAGCTCCTGATTTTGGAGATAGAAGAAAACTAATTTTAGAAGACATAGCTGCTCTAACTGGAGGTCAAGTATTCGATAAAAATAAAGGAATGAAACTTGAAAAATTTAGTTGGGATTGGTTTGGAGAAGCTCGTGCTATTACTGTAACTAAAGAAAAAACTACTCTTGTAGATGGTAAAGGTACAGAAGAGGCAATTAATGAAAGAATTGAAAATCTTCAAAATCAAATTGATAATTCAACTACTCCATTTGAAACTGAACAATTACAAAATCGTTTAGCTAAAATGGTAGGAGGTGTGTCTATTATCCATGTAGGAGGTTATAATGAAACTGAATTAAATGAGAAAAAAGATAGAGTTGATGATGCTTTAAATGCTACTCAAGCTGCTTTAAGTGAAGGTATTGTACCTGGTGGTGGAATTGCTTTATTAAATGCAAGAAGAGCAATAACTTGGCCTGTTGATGAAGAATTAAATGCTAAAGAAAGTATTGGAGCAGATATAGTTTATGCTGCTTGTGCAATGCCTTTTGAACAAATTTTAACAAATGCTGGGTATACAGGTAAAACAGCCCAATCTTATGGTGAAGCCTTAGAATCAGAAAA